GCCGCCGGGTATGACCAGACATTCCGGGGGATGAGTGGTGACCCTGTGGCCGCGCAGAATATGGGGGCTATTCAGGCAATCGCGCAGCAATCCATGAAGGATAACCCGTTTCTTGCGCCTAATGATGCTGCCCGGATTGCACAGGAATCGTACGAATTGTCTGGGGGCGAAATGGGAGAGTCGCCACACATTGCCAGCCTTCTAAACCGGGTTGATAAGTCCTTTCTTTTGTTGGGCAAGAGCCCGGAAGACGCCATGCGGGAAAGCATTGCGTTTATTCGAGCTCAAGATATCGCCAACAGATTTTACGATAAGAAGACGGGTCAGTTTTCGCTCGATCGCGCAGAAAAAAGTACGAATACAGCGTTGGCTATGGTTATTGCCAATCGTCAGTTCATGCGCGGGCAGAACTTTCTGACATTCGCTAAGTCAGCCGGTGCGGCAGGAATGCGTATGTCTGATGAAGGGATGCTGAATATGGCGCACTTTATCGACGTGAACCCAGCGAACGCTTCTACAGCCGTTAAATCTTTTGAAGATTTATTTCTCGGCAACCATACCCGCATGAAAGACAAAGATTTTGCGTATTTTAGCCAGAAAAAGTTCGGATTAGTTGGTCGCAACGGTCAGTTTGTCGATCAGCAAATGATTGCCGAAGATCCGATTGGATGGATTACGAAGCATATCTCTCCTCTACTTAGGACACACCCTGAGTTAATTGGATATCTCCAGCGCATGAACATTCAGGGCTTGGCTAATGAGACAACCGGGGCAGAGGGGAATATTGCTCGGCAGGCTGCCGCAGTAAGGCGCACAGATGCAGCCAAAACGCTTGATGCTCTGGCGAAAGGTCCGAAAGCCGCCCAGTTGGCGATGGATACTTCCTTCGAACGTCTAGAGTTTACAATAGGCCGTATTACTCAGGGGCCGTTTGTGAAGTCCATCAATCTGCTGACCCAAACCTTTAACGGCATGGCAGACTTCGCCGAGAAGCACCCTGACGATATCCGCATGTTTGCCAATGATGTTTATATGTTGCTGAATGTGGTTACAGGTATCGGCAATATGATTGGGAAGGTTATGGATACCTTGCCGGGTTGGGTTAGGCGCTTGATTGAGTCTGGTGCGACAGGAGCAGCAACAGGCGCTGCGGCGGGGTCTTTCATTCCCGGGCTAGGCACGGCTGTCGGCGCTTTTGGTGGGGGGCTTATCGGTGTTGCAGCAGATACAATTAATGAAGGTTACCTCCAAAGCAATAACATTGCTCGCAGGGTAAATGTAACTCCGACAGGTGCATGGACGCCCCCAGTGCAAATGCGCAATCAACCTACAACAATTCAGGAAGGTGACACGCATGTATCTGTTTACCTAGATGGTAAGCAGATCGCCGGGCATGTGCAAAGTGTGGTTAGGAAGGATTATGACCGCGAAATGCGGGCAAGTAATGCTATGCCAGATCCACTTTCAACGCCACGGGTGCCGGGTGTTCCGGGCTGGTGATGATTGTTCTCCAAGGGTTTGGTATTAGTGTCCTTTGAACGCAAAAAAAAGAGCGTAATATGGACGATAAATCTATGTGGAGGACGGTAATTGCCGCAGTTGCAATTACTACAGTCGGCAGTCTCTATTTTTATAATCAATACAAAAATGAACACGCCAGTTCGCTTGGACGCCCCCAAAACGAGCAAGTGGCTCCGCAAACAGAGGGGAGACCGCTTGTTTTTTCAGGTAATGTTTTGCCATTTACGATTATTGAAGCAGTACGTAACTATACGAATCCCAGCGTTCCTGACGCCCAAATTTCGGTTATGATTGAAGATGGTGGGCGCATGGAGGACTGGGCAGCTACAGCGGCTTACCTTGCGCGTTTAGCAGCAAAAAATGGTGCCGTTACTGGGAAAGTAAGGATTTTCTTAAATAATCCATGGGGGGATAGAGCGCCTACAGAATATAAAAATCTTGCGGATGCTTATTTTGATCTGCGGCCAGAAGGAGAGCGGGTAGGGAGCGGGTTTGATGTTTTCCCTGCCACGGAAATCGCGCCGCGGCCTCTCATGGTGTATGATGAATATGTCAACGAACTAGCTGACGCCATCCCTACAGGGCTATCTGATAATGCTTTGGAGCGTTTAAATAAAAAGCAAGAAGAAGCGGCAAGAAAATTTGTGGTCAACCGCTACCATTTGCCCTCATCATGGCGATATCAACCTAAAAGCACTTATATGCTATCTCAGGATTCCATTGATGGGAGGCGTATTGGCATAACTACCATTGAGAATAAAAACGATGTAAATAGTGCTGAAGCTTGTTTGCAAAGCGACAATGGCACAGATTTGGTTCGTGGATGCATTAGGTCTGGAGATTTTTCTTATATTTTGCCGGACGAAAAGCGGCGACCACCGATTAACTTTAACGCACACAATTTGATTGCATCGGACATTTCATCTTCGGATTCATGCGAAAGCTTTATCAAATTCATAGATATGCACAAAAATTCATCGCCCGCCGACACAAGCCATAATAATGTGTTTTTAGGGACATTGATGTTTTCTGCGCATATAGATGCTGACACAATTGGAAATGATTATCCCCGCCTTTTAATAGGGTTCCTTGCTCAGTGTCACGCAAACCCAAAATTAGATATAACAAGCGCTATGCGTTTAGCGGCAGAAAAAGCGGGGATGTCTATTCAAGAATAGGATCGCTCAAGCCTTATCACAACCACTGATCCACACCCCCATGCCGTGAACAAGTGCCCCGATGGTGCTGGCTAAAGCTGAACGTGCCATCGCCGCACTTTGCTGTCGCCCCTGATGGCGCTTGCCCGGTGCGTGTGTGGGCAGGGGAGTGGATCGTGCGACCGTCTACGTTTCTGTAGTGTCGGTGCTCTTGGAGCTGGCCTTCATCTGGCTCTTGGTATTGGTGAGGCGCAGTTTGCGTTTGTTGGCCTTGGTATGTCGATGGATCAAATGCGAGAGCTGGGGTGGCGAATAATGACGCAACAAAAGCCCCAGCCAGTAACCGCTTAAATATCGATCTTTTCATCCGAATCTCCCTTCCCGCAGAGTTTGCCCGTACGGGGAGGGGTTGGGGAGTCAGTGTCTATTTGCGGCGGCTGATGCGGGGGTATATAATTCGTGGGCCTATGCAGCGCGTTAGATGAGGCGTTGACGTTGTTCCGAGGTGAGTTGCTCATCAACAGTTCTCATAGCTTGGCGCATAGCATGGCCGGTGGCTCCCCATGCTGCGGCGTTGATTTCTTCTGCGCTGACCGTAGGGTATTTCTTAGCCGGAGCAGCAAACGCCATCATATCACCAAAAGAGGACAGGGCGCGCGCGCATGCTGAAAATAGATTGTGCATAATCTTTCCCTCTCCTTGGTTGGAATGAATTGTCAAAGTCTTATCATGGCCTACGAGGCTTGAGTAGAAAAAATGCAGAATGCGAGAAAGTGGTCGCCCACCTTCACAATCCTACTGCGTGCAGCAGCATATCGTTAGTGCGCATGGCCTGAATGGGCTTGGGGCAGGAGAAGCGTACAGATTGGGGAGGCTTAAATCAAACGTTCTGATAATTTCCCTAAGTGGAAAAGATAAGCCTTGCTTTTCCTTATCTAATCTTTTGGGGAAGGCTATTTAAGGCATTAAACGGGACGAAACACGGCCAAAAAGCCTTGAGTGAAATGGATGCGTGACAACTAGCCATATGGCGGCGATGTCTTCCGTTATATAAAAGAATCCTCTTACGTTTGGAGGTAGCTGTGACTAAGCCTGAGAAATTTAAGCCGCAATGGGCTAAAGACATTATTGAGGCAAGAAAGAAAAAAGGCTTAACCCAATCTGGACTTGCGCAAGCTATCAAGGTCTCTCAATCCACTATTACGGACTGGGAGAGAGGGAAGAGTAGGCCTTCTGGCGAAAATTTAACAGTTCTTAAGAATTTTCTTGGCCTTTCCTATTTTGGGCACGACGGCTTCTATCAAGAGGCTATCAAGGGCATTAATTTAGGCCTTCCACTTACAGAAACACCATTTGAACAGGCGAATCAAAGAGAGCAGATAGATATCTTTTTTTATGCGCTGTTCTTTATGGTTGAAAAAATTATCGAGAGAAAATTCCCGGTAAGTTTTTCTCGCGTAGCTGCGCAAGGTATGAGGTCATGGGTAAGATTCCATGATCCTATCCGCGATAGAAGATTGGGGCGTCCGTTAGCGGAATGCCTAGATAAAGATATAGAACAAATTGCAAAAGCCGAATACGCTAAGGCGGAAGATGACGCCTGCGCGCGCACCATGACACATGATGAATATTGGACTTGGAGAGAGGCGCGTAGGAAAAAAAATACCGGAGACAGTTGACCGGTATTTGGTATATGGAATATACCTTGATTCCTGTGAGGTTCTTGTTATCTCATAGGTATAAAGGAAAGGTACGATGAATAAATACCGGAAGCCATCTCCGGTTAGTGTTCAAATGCACATTCGCGTAAAGCCCGAGATCAAGCTATGGCTTGAGAAAAGAGCTATGTGGAGTGTCAATACTTTGAACGCAGAGGTAGCAAAAATACTAGAAGAAAAAATGGCAGCGGAGCCTATCGCCAAACAGTTCTCCGCCGCCACAAGCAGCAAATAGGATATATTCGCTATGACGAATGATAGCATACATGCGCCCACTGGGGCAAAGACGATCTTTAATAAGAGTGAGCCAACGATTCAGGAGGAATTGTCTCATTTAACGCGCGATCAGCTTCTATCCCTTTGTGTAGATCAAGAGGTCATACTTATTTGCGTTCGCGAGAACGCCTCAGAAATACTTCAGTCCGCCGGTGATGCGGAGAAGGTCAGTGATATTGCCTCTGGCATTATAGGCACCATTGATGAGGATGACTTGCGGCATGAGCTTATCTATTCAGGAAAGCCTCGCGATTTATTGCTAAAGACTTTCCCGTCTCTTCGTAGTGAAGGAGGCGCAGTATGACCCAGATCACAATCAACAACCATGAAGTGAATGTGGTCGAATATAAGGGCCAGCGCGTCATCACCTTCAAGATGATGGATGAGCTTCATGGACGAGTAGAGGGAACGGCGCGCAAGCGGTTCAACGATAACAAAGACCGCCTGATGGAAGGCGAGGATTACTGGAAAGTTAGCGCGTCCGAAATTCGGACGCACAAAATTTTGCAGATTTCAGCCAAGACTACAGAAGACGTAACCCTTCTCACCGAAGCGGGCTATTCCATGCTGGTGAAATCCTTCACGGATGATCTGGCTTGGCAGGGGCAGAAGGAGTTGGTGAAGGGATATTTCCGGGCGAAAGGGATGATCTCCCAGAAAAAAGAGATCGACCACGTCACTCGTCTTCGCAAAGCTATCGCCCTGCATGGCTCGGCTCTGGCCTTCAACAAACGCCAAGGAATGGACCTGACACAGGCGCGATTGAAAGCGGTGGACACGGTTAAGGAGCAAATGGGTATTGATCTTCCCAAGGAACTTGGATGGCAGCCACAGCCATTAGCTGTTCAAGAGCGCACAATGAACGCTACCCAGATCGGTGCTGAACTGGGCATCAAGAACACCCAAGTTAATCAGCTTCTTGCTGACCAAGGGTATCATACCGGTTTGCGCGATGCGAAGCAGAGGCGCGTTTGGAAGCCTACCAATAAAGGAATGCCTTTTGGGCGTTACGAAGATAAGGCAAAGGCGCATTCCGCGGGAACTGTGCAGCCTTGGGTTTGGTATCCTTCGATAGTCGAGGAACTGCGCCATTTCGTCCCAACACCAGCGTAAGCGCCGTAATGGCCAGCCACCCTTTCGGGGGTGGCGACGCTGGTGTGAGGATGAATAAGCAGCAAATTGCTGATGCCATACTCGATGTGCCTCAAGCATTCCCAGAATACAGAAAGAGGTATGGCGTGGATAAAGAAAAATCCAAGCAGGTTTTAATGAGGCTGGCGAACGCAACCATGCAACTCTGGCGCGACCTTGAGGAAGAAGAGCGGGTTGGTGTGGAGCGGAAGGTTCTGGCTTAGGAGAAGGGGCGGCTTGGAGGGCCGCCCTTTTTTGTCGACTGTTAAGGGTTTTCCCTTTGGTGCGCGATGCACTGGGCGATTTCGTTTATTTTGCGGGGGCCGGGAAAAGTTCTATTGGACCTTATGTAGCCATTCCCCTGTTGAACAAGAATATACCGCTCAATGTCAGCTTTAGGGATACTGGCCCCCACCCTCAAAAGTGCCTCTTTGGCATCATCTCTTGTGTCGAATGTTCCCCAGATTGTTGTGTGCGGAAGGACAAAAAATTCCCAGTCGCCTTTTTTGGTGAAGATGAGCATACGATCGGAAAAGCCTTCATCCATAGCCTTTTCTTTGAAGTCTGGGTGAATGTCTGGATTAGTTTCTTTCAAAAGGTATGAAACAAGATAGTTGGGCATTGTTTGCTCCAATAAAGACGAAGATAAATCTGTACAGCAGTCAGTTCAGGCGGTACGGTTATGGAATGCACACGGCAAATCCATATCCTTGCGTTCTGGTTGAGTGGGAGGATAGCGCGCAGCCTTCCTCGGCATGGGGCTGGGTGGATGAATTATCCGACCCCGTACCAGTGCTTTGTCAGACTGTGGGTTTTCTGGTGAAGGAGACTGAGCGTTGTCTGGTTTTGGCCTTAAGCATTGGGGACGCTACAAGCGAGCGCCCCCAAGCTAACGGCGTTATGCAGATACCGCGTTCAGCCGTTGTAAAGCTTACTTGCCTGAACCCTTGTGAGCAGGTTCATGCCGCATAACAGAAGCGGCAAGCTGCGTAGCCTGCTTAGGGGTCGCGCGTCCTTTATTCAGGACTTTGCCAGCGGTTGTTTTTACGCTGGATGAAGTGCTGGGTTTAACGGGGCCACGCCCGGAAGATTTAGCCATCGTTGATGTTCCATTTAAAAATTAAATTAAAGGAACCGCCTTGACCGATGCTTCTTTAACGATGCAGTAAGACATCGCTAGGTTTAGAGTAGCACTTCCACAGGCGGTTCAGACGCTCGTGGAATCGAAAGGAGTGGGATTACCGTCCCGCTCCTTTCTCGTTTCAGGTGCTTTGTTACCTGTACATTTCCGTTGTGTGAAGGGAATTACACAATAATTTTCCGACTGCACGTAGGAAAATAAAGGCATTTTGAGATCTTGACCTTTGTATGGTGCGCCACCATGGCCACTAAAATAGCGACCATTATTCACCAGATCTAAAGAGCTGATCACTCTCCAAAAAACCAGAGATACTCTCCTTTTTCTTGTACAATCCCCCAAAACATGAGATTCTAAAGCAATGCCATTGCTTCCTGTTGTCATGCCTGAAATCTGGTATATTGCTGCATGCGCCGTTTAACTCTCATAATCCCCATATTAACCCTCGCAGCCTGTTCTCATCCGGGCACCCCATACGGGCGCGATTGGGGAGAAACGGACGCACACTGCATGCGCCGGGTAATGAGTGCTCCCAATGCTCGCGGGCAGTTTAATTTTGATATGGCGGCGAGTGTGTGCGGGCGCATTGAAAACCTTGCTGCGCATTCTGTTTTCACGGCTAAGCCATTGCCGTTGGATCTGCGATCTGATCCAGAATTGCAGCAGATGGCGGAAAATCCCGACATCAACGTGAAGCATAGACCTTTCGTTCCGCGCACTTCTACGCAGCCATTGCAGAAATGGCCCGTGTTCTCAAATCAGGGTGTTGTGCAATAGGGCTTGTACCCTAGCGAGGGTTGTGGCATATATCGGTATATCGTTGCCTGTTTTGTAATTAGGTCGCTCCAATGGAGCGGCCTTTTTTGTTAGCGCCATGGTCAGCCTGCTCAGCATTGAAAATGTTATTGGCTCTATAGGACGTTACGGGACAACTGCGCCTGTTACTCTGGGCAGTGTGCCTTTGTATGGCATGGAAATCCCAGACGTTCTGACCAATGGCGGCCAGCAGAGGCTGGAAGTGCACTGGTTGCCGGGAGGCACCAAGATTGTTGACCGCTTAGGAAACGATCCAGCGCGGTTTTCATGGAATGCACGGTTTACTGGTCCAAATGCGTTGGCGCGTGCGCAACTTCTATCCCAGATGCGCGATGCAGGGCAGCCAGTTCCATTCACGGGCCCAGGCATCAATGAAACGGTTATTATTGCTGAATACGCCTTTGATTATTCGCTTAAGGGCGCGATCATTCCATATCGTATTCAGCTAGAACGCCAGTCTACTTCTGTTACTTCTGCCAGCACATCAACATCGGCGCTCTCTTCGCTGATTGGGGATGATGCGGCTAGTGCCCTTTCTGACGTTACGAGTGCTCTCAGCGATGGTGCGCAGGCGCTTTCCAATATTTCTGCGCAGGGACAGGCTGTAATCGGGCAGGTTTTCCCTTTGGCAAATATGGTTGGCGCGGGTAGTGCCTTGGCATCTGTGAGCGATAAGTTGACCATGGTGCAGGGGTCATCCGGCGCGGGTATCAATCTCGCCTCTGCGCCCGATAATGTGGCTTCAATTGTGACTGGTCTGAAATCTACCGGCGCCAGTTTAATGACTACCATTTCGCAAGCTGGCGCAAATATTTCGGAAATTTCTATCCAGAATGGCTCTAGTCTTTCGGCACTTGCGGCCAATGCAGGTTTGCAAAGTGCCGCTGTTGATAGTGGCGCTTTGGTTAACCGCGGCTATGCCAACACTTTGACTGCTGGAGACAGCAGCGAGAGTTGGCAACTTGTATCGGCAGCAGCATAGATGGCGAACACTGTTAAAGTAAGTGCGGCAGATGGAACTTTATACCATGTGGCCTGCCGTGAATTGGGTGATGCCACACAATGGTGGCGGATTGCGCAACTGAACGGGCTGACGGATCCTGATCTTTCACCTTTCACCATGCCTGTAACGCTTACGCTGCCTACACCTGATCAGACCCAGAATGCGGGCATTCCTGATTATACATCATGAGCGACATTACACAGGCCGTTACCGTTGTTGGCTCCAGCGCCGCTAATTGGTGTCGTGCGCCACGCTGCCGGGTTCTGATTGACGGAAAAATCAGGCAGGAAACGCAGGTAAAACAGTTCTCCCTGATGAGAACGCGGTATTCCCGTGCAGATACCTTGACGCTGACGTTTGCCGTGGACCGACAGCTTTTGGCTTCAGCTAGAACTGGCAGTAGCGCAGGATGGTTTGACCAGGCAGACGCAGCCAGTGGCAAACCGGGGCCGGAAATCGACATCACACTGCAAATGCAGGATGCCGCTCTGGGTGGTGCGCAGTGGACAACGATATTTCAGGGGCTGGTAACAACAGTTTCCTATGAACCGACCTTGGCCACGCTGGACATTGAATGTCGGGATTATCTGGCGCGGCTTTTGGACATGCGTGTTCTGGCTTCTTGGATGAATATGACCGGGCCAGAAATTCTTAAGGATATGGCTGCGCGAGCAGGGCTGACGGCAGATTTAGATATTGAAGGTATCCTGCAAGGGAAAATGCTTCCTTCGGCGCGTGGTCGTAAGAAGTTGTCCAATGCCATGCAGGGGCAGTTTCGGCAGACGGAACATAAGCGCCATTCTGGTGTGAGTGGCAACCGCTTCCGCAGTGCCTTTGATCTGGCTCGGTATATTGCCAACAGTTCACAGGCTGATCTGTATGTGGACGGTACAACGCTTGTGTGTAGGCCCATGCTTTCGCCTTCGTCTGATGGCGCTGTTGTTCATAAGCTGGCGTATGTGGACAGCGGAGTGGGCGCAGCAATACGGGCAGCCTGTGAAAGCCTTACTCTCAGGCGCGATTATCAGATTGCCAAAGGTGTGATGGTGCATGTGTTGTCTTGGGATAGCCGGCAGCGCACGAAGGTGGAATGGTATTTCGGCCCCGATGGTGGCTCTGCCCGCAAGGCTTCAGATGTCGGGAACCTGCACAGTTTTCAGTTTCCGGGTTTGCGTATGGATGAAGTGCAGGCGCGCGCTGAGCAGCTTTATCATGAGATTGTCGCGCATGAGCGTGTAATTTCTTACGAAGCGCCGGGAATGATCAGCCTAGAGCCGCGTCATTTCATGTCTCTGGCGGGTACAAATTCCACATGGGACGGAACGCACGCGGTGGATGCGGTGACGACATCTTACGGCGAGGGCACTGGCTTTCGGCAGAATGTCACATTGCGCAACCGCGATGTGACTCAGGACGAGACGCAGGAATATGATTGATAGCAGACCAATGGCGTTCGCCGCTGGAGGCACTTATGGGCAGCAAGAAAACGGTCTGATTTCAGCGGTTGACCCGGTCACGCATGACGTAAAGGTCAAGATGATGCCGAGCGGCGTTGAAACAGGCTGGCTACCGTTTGCTGCGGTGCAGGTTGGTGACTTGTGCATTTCCTGCCCGCCGAATGTAGGCACGCAGGTGCATTTGCTGCCGGTTTGCGGCGACCCTGAACATTCTGTTGTGGCTGCACCTGTGTTTTGCACCGTGATGCCGCCTCCAGTATCGCCAGCGACAGGAAAGGTGGCTCAGCCGGGCGAGTATCTCCTGATGGCTGGGTGTGGTGCGCCTCCTGTGGACGAAACAAGCCGCGAAAGAGGCGAATCTGCACAAGTTGCTCCGTGGATGCACGTTACGCGGGATGCGCTTTATTCTGGCGTGGGAGTTGATACCGCAGCCACCATAAAGGATGGCCAGCACCAGTGGAAAGCGGGAGGCGTTACAGCCACGCTTTCGGCTTCTGGCTTTGAGGTCACTGGCGGGAATATCACCACCGACAAGGATGTGAAGGCGGGAAGCATCAGCCTCATCGGTCATGTTCACAGCAACGGCAATAAGGGTGAGGATACGGGAGCGCCCGTTGGATGAGCTGCCTTTCCCACGAATGGGGTGGTGATCTGCAGGTTGATGCGTCTGGAGCGCTTCGGATTGCCAGCAATCATGATGGTGTACGGCAACGCTTGCTCAGGCGGCTTATGACACCACAAAC